AAAGGAAGTGAGATTTATGCACAATTTTAGAAAGTCAAAGCGAATGCGTGACTTTGATGTGATATTACGGAAGAACGGATATACGCCGACAAGATGTAAGGGAAGTCACTTCGTATATATCAACAGAAATACGCATAGAATAATGCCTGTTAATAAGGATCTAAATGATATGGTAAGACAGAGATTAATTAAAGAATATAACTTGGAGGTGTGATATGAAAGAAAATCATAGAGAAATATTAGTAGTGTCAAACAAAAAAGGTAAAAAGTTTTCGCTTATTGAAACAGATAATAATTATATTGTTGCCTGCGGATACTCCGCTTTGGAAAGATGGGGTAGACAGTGGGAACATGGTATGTATTATATGTTTTCAAACGACAAAGAGAAATTAGTTGCGCTTAATAAAGCAACTGAAAAGCTATTTGAAAAGGTAAACGCAGATTATATTCCACGTTGTAGATTAGAAGAACTTGCAACGCTTTTTAAAGACGGACTTATCTCTGATGATAGAGATTCAGCTCTTAAATACTTTGATGAGTGTTGTGAGATGTCAGAGGAAGAGAAATCTTTCTTTGGCATTGAAGAAGATTAATAAATGGATATTTCTTTTGGAAAGAGAGGTAAAAATATGGAAAGAAAATTTGAATATTTAGGATTTCGTGGCAGAACCTGTGACATTGTGCAGATTGGAATAAATTGGTTTGATTATAGAGATGATGAATCAGATTTACCAAAAGTAGGTGCGTATTGCAGAAAATGTGCAAAAGAAACAGCAAAACCAATGATGCCAATTTACATGAACGGAAAGCCAGCTTATGCTTTACATTGCAATAAATGTGGTAGTGAATATCCAATGTATAAATCAATGTTTATTCAAAGATATGTTGGATATGATACGGCTGCAGGTGGTCATGTAAATCCTACACACGGTATGAAATCTGTGGTTGCTTCTATGGATAGAAAGGCAAGAGAACATTATAATAACAGAGAAAAGCGTGTAGAAGAACAGATGTGCAAAATCATGAATTGTTCACCAGAAGAATACAAAGAGAGAAAAAGGCAGTGGGAAGAAGAAGATAAAAAATGGAAAAAGAAATTTAAAAGAGAACAGTCTGCTAGATATGCAGAGTATGAAGACGAAAAAATAAAAGAAGAGTCAAACAAAAGAAAAGAACTTATTGATAAAGGTGTTATCAAGTATGTAAAGAATATTGGTCTTGTAAACACAGTGACAGGTGAAGTAGTTAAATTGTAATTAAGAAATGCGTGTTTCCTTGGATTAGAAAGGTGGGTAAATATATATGAACGGAATGCAAATTTGGGAAGTAAATGGAATTGATGACTTAGAAGGCACTTGTTTTGCACAGTGTTCTACTAAAGAAAAGGCAGAAAAGGCAATCCAAATTCTTGAAGAAAACGGTTTTGAAGATATGCTTGAGGTTGAACAAAGTAATTTAAGATTAGACCAGTTATTGATTGGAGATAAATTAATTCAACTGTAAAAAATTCGTGTTCTCTTAGAATGGAGGTAAGAGAAATGATTGTAAATGCTTATTTAAAAGTAACTCAAAAACAATGGGAAGACATTAAAGAGAAATATGTAGAACCGAATATGTATCATATTGTAAGCAGTTCAAAGCGAAAGTGCAAGCGTTGTGACGGATGCAGTGCGTACAATCCTTGTACAACTTATGAAGGATATTGTACAGAAGTAGAAGGATTAGTTGATAGAAATTCTACTTGCGAAAGTTGGCACTAAATATGTGTATCTCATTAGAATTGGAGACAAGAGAAATGAACAGAATTGATGAAATTATTTATGAAGAGACACAAAAGGCAGCTTATGAGGAACAGTGCGAACAGGGATTTGCTCATCAGGAACAGTCAAACGAAGATTATTTTGAAGGTGTAAATGATTATTTGGATGGAACAATGAGTATTTGAAATTCGCATTTATTTAAAAGATTGGAGGATAGGACATGATTACAAGAGAAATGATTAGAAATGGTTTTGAATCTGGAACTGTTTCAATCGAAGAAGAATATGCAGGATGTATTGGCATTTGTTGCAGAATTGGTGATAACGCATTTTATTTTCTCGGTTCAGAAGATGATGATTTAACAAAAGAAGAATATTGGGAATCATATACATTAGATATGACAATAGATATGATTTTTAATATACTGAAAGACGTTGAATCTGCTGAAGAACATGGATTAGATGAAGCTGAGTTAGATTATTATACATCTGTATTAGCGTATTAGCCGAATGAAACTAAGATTTCTTAGGAAGCAGGTGAAGGAAAATGATAACGGAAAATACACGGAAACAGTTAGCAGATTACAGAAAGCATGGTAAGAAGCTTAAATATCTTATTAATTATCTCATGGGAATAGTTGAGGACGAAGATGATTTCGAGGAGATAATTATAAGAGAAATGAAAGCCCTTTCATTCAATGAGGATGAAATTGTTGAATGTCTGGAATATGATTTCGGATTTGATATGAGTTGGCATCCAATGAGTGTAAACTATGGAAAGAAATGAGGTGATTAAGATGTTTAAAGTTGGTGATTTAGTGTATGTATCTAACCCAGATACAGAATATGAAAAGGAATATGGAGAAAGAACACATAAAAGTTTCTTTGGTACAGTAACAGAAGTTACAGAATATACAAATGAAATTTGTGTAGAAGTGAAATTTCCTGCAACACCAAACGGATGTGCAATGGAATGGAGTTATAATGCAAACGAATTATCACTTGCAAAGAAACTTAAAGATATGACTATTGAAGAGTTGAGTAACAAATTTAACCTTCAGATTTTTGCAGAGTATCTGTAATGTTTAGCAACTAAACAGAATAACGCAAACGCAAAGGCAGTTAGGAGAATAAATACCTAGCTGCCTATTTTATTACAAGGAGGAAACGAATTATGAAATTACGGAACAATTGGTACAAAGCAGACAAGGGAAAGCATTTTGTACTTACAGAAAAAGGCAAAGAAGAATGTGCAAGTTACAAGTATAAAACAGTTGGTGAACCTGTAGACGAATATGATTATGAAGCAGTTGAATGGTCAGTTGATAACGGATATGTGATCGAAACTGATATTCCAGGATGGACAAAAGGACTTAAGGGATATGAAGTTGTGTATTACAACGGAGAATATAGATTATCAGCAGGTAATCCACAAATCTTCCCAACACGCAAAGCAGCAGAAGTTTATAAAAAGCATTATGAATCATATACATGGTTCAATGAAGATTTAGTGATTGAAGAAGTCGAATATGACGGTGTTCCATTAAGCGAACCGAAAATGTACAAGGGAAAGGAAGTTGTAGATAAAGAACACTATTTTGGACTTGATGCACATGAAGTTGGTGAGTATTTCACAGAAGATATGGTTGATTTCTTTATGGATTTATTACCACCAGTTTGTATGAGAAGCGATTGTTCACAGATTGGTGAACCATGTTCAAGCAGAATTGATGAAAACGGAGAAGGCAGAACAACATATTCCACATTCAAAAAGGTGAATGATGGAATTTGGGAATACTGTGGTGATTGTTTTAGAGGTGAAAATTATATGCATGGAAAAGATATTCCATATGTGAGATAAGGAGATGATTGTATGACAAGAACAGAATTTGAAGAGAAATCATTTGAAGATGTAATGAGTCAGCTTAATGAAGAATTGGATGAGATTACAACACTTGACAGTTTAAAGGAATTTATTAAAGAAAAAATTGATGAAGACAACTTTTGTATTGCAAGTCATTTATGTAATGCAATTTGGAATGATCCTAATCCGTCAATGAGTGAGTGGTATGATTATGATTATTCTATGGGAACACTTGATACGCCAGTTTGTTTGAGCGAAAAAGCACACATTGAGCATTTAATTGATGATTAGAAAGGCAGGTTGATTAGTATGATGAAGTATGAAATAGAAAAAAGAGATTTTGGTAGTACATGGGTACATGTAATTGGTAAGAATGCAAAGCAGGAAACAATGGTAATTGAAATTGTGCATTGTGAAAATCCAGGTGGAAAAAATTCATTACCTTATGCGTGGTATAAAAATGGTTGGACTGATAAAGTAATGGAAACCTATATTGGTTGCCATACTTATGTACATGATTCAGAAAATGGTTGTTATGGTGGATATAATGTGACAGAAAAATTTGATGGGAAACGAAATGTGATTAACTTTGATTGGTTGCTTGAAGATACAGAAGAAAACAGAAAGAAAATCATTGAAGCTTGCATCAGATTATTTAAATCTGCCACAGGTAAGAGTGCAACGGAAAAGAAACTTGAACATGTAATGGAAGTTGCAAAAGAAAGAGGTATGGAAGTTGTATCTAAAATACCTGAAGGTTGGAAGAAAAATCCACTTATGACAGATCCTTGGGGAGCTGTGACTATTGACAATGGAAAGTCGATTTTCGTTAAAGTTGGAGATAGACATAAAAAGAATCCAGAGTATAAGAGAATGTTGTTGATTTAGGAAGGAGCGTGATTGATATGAAATATGTTTCGAGAAATGAATATTTTGAATTAATTGATAAGCTTGGAGTAAAGAAAGTAGAAAGTGAGTATGAAATTGCAGACTTAGATTTATCAGTATATTCATTAAATGAAGATACAAAGCGAATTGCAAATGTAAACTTTATGGAAGAGACAGAAGATAAAAACGGAAACTATATGTTGGGTGGACATTGGATGTCTGATTTAAGTTATGCATTTGCAAAGAAATGTAAATTCGATTTAGTGCAGGTAGATGGTTATAGTGCCTATGCTTATTCAGATGAACAGATGGCAATATTCACATATACAGAGGGAGATATTTATCTCACGTTGTTTACTGATAAAACGAAATATGAAGCTGAAAAGGAAAGAACAATTAAATTCTATGAGGAGGAATATTGATATGCTGAAAATTGAAATTGAAACAGGTGGCGCAGCTTATAGAGATGAAGATGGTGAGCTTGACAGAAGTGCATATGAGTTAAGACGAAATTTAAAAGAGATTAAAGAAAAACTCGAATATGGATATCAAGCTGGTTACATAATGGATATCAATGGAAATAAAGTTGGCAATTGGACTTTGGAAGATTAACAGGAAATTGTAATTTCCTGGTAAAAAATTACAAGATGTAGTGACGTATAAAACGAGCAACCACAATATATAGTATAAGAGAAAAGGAGACTAAAAATAAAAAATGAAGATAAAAGAAGTAAGAAAAACAGAAACAATCGAGAAACTTGTAAGAATAGAATACATTGCAGATGATGGAACTGTATTTAGAAGCGAAGAGGAGTGCAAAAAGTATGAGGAATCAGCACTGTTTGCGTTAAGTAAACAATTAAAGAGAATGGGTAACAAAAACTATTTATCACATTGCGACATAAACGATGATTGTAGCTATGATGAGAAAGTTGAAATTTTTGATATACAAACAGAAAGAGATTTGGAAAACCTTAAAAGATATTTATACCTTGTTTTAAAGAAAAATGGAGCAAGTGATGATACGATAAATGATTGTTTTAAATCAAAAGATGGAACGAGAGATAAACATGTATTTGATGGTGTCACAGCAGGTCACGAAGTAATAATTTTCTGGAATTATGATGATGATTGGTTCTGGGTTTATAATGACGGAAGTATTAACGGATATTGTGAATTTTTCAGAGAGAAGATCACAAAGCTTATTACACCAAAGGAAGAAAAATAATATGAATGGATATGAATTTAAAAGAGAAATTGAAAGAATTTTTAAGGTTGCACGAAATATGTGTCCTAATGTAACAGATGAAATGCTTGATACTAACGGAGCTATTCATTATATGAATGGCAATGACAGCACACCTTTTGATTGGAATTGTAATAACAGGTTATGTGAGTTTCTCATTTTCCATAAAAATGAGATGGGCTTTATCAAGGCATTCGTAAATAGTGACAACACAATTGATATGTACATCTATGAAACAGACGATGCTATGCAGCCGACTTATAAATTTACAGAGGAAATGGAAAAGGTAAAAGCAAGTAGTTTTGCAAAGATTATGAACTATATTGCGGATGATAATGGATTGTGGGATAAGCCGATTGATGAACTTGATTGGGATGTTGATAGTTTAGAGTGTGATGAGATTGATTAGAAACAGAGAATAAATAAAGGCAGACGCAAACAAATGTGTCTGCCTTTTGTAATGGAAGGAGTGAATGAAATGGTGCGGTTACGGAAATACAGAATGGTTGAAGGAATTGGAAGTCATTGGAATAAGCGATGGGAAATCCAAGAGAAATATAAATATTTTGAAAATGGAGAATGGGTTTATTCCTGGCATTTAGTATTTTGGAGCAGCGACAAAGCGAGATGCGAAGAAGTGTTTGAGAAATATAAAGCGGAGGTAAACGAAAATGAAAATTAAAGAATATAAATTGTACAAGACAGCTAAAAAGACAGCAAAAGAAAATAGCCTGGAATATGTTGATTCATTTGAGACTGGTAAGAGAAATATTCTGTTTGATTTCTCATTATTAGATAACACAGATAAATTAACAGATGAAGAGAAACAGTACATTAGAGAACACGCATTACGGAATTTACATGCTAGTGATTGTGAACAGTTCTATGGAAAAGAGTTTGATAATTTTACAGTTTGCAATGGTAGAGCATTATATTATCAACATAAAATTTATGATGAACATGGTTGTGAACGCAGATATGTAATTATGCAGCTTGCAAAGATTATTCATACAAGAGGAACACAAAAGAGTGTTTATGATGATTATGAAACAACGGAAATTAAATTGGATAGTGGTTATACAGAACCAGTAAGAGATTATGAAATATAGAACGGAGGTTGATTGATATGATAGATAAAGAATACAGATACTATAAAGATAACGGAAAGCTTATGAGACTACATATTGAACAGGATAATGAACCACTCGATCCACGGTATGATTGGGATGGTCAAATAGGCAAAATGATGTGTTGGCATAGAGATTATAGACTGGGAGATTATAAGGATAATGATTACAACGATAATGAGGACTTTTTAAATAATCTCATAAGGGAAAATGTAGAAGATAAATCAATCATTAATTATATCAAGGCAAAGAAAGCATCTAATGGACTTGAGTTGAGATATGACAGACATGAACAGATGTGGCAGTTATGGGGAACATATTATTGGTTTCCACTTGGCACAAGCAGAGAAGCAAAATTTGATGTAATAGAAGAATATGAATCGCTTGATTGGTTAGTCGATGATATGATTGAAGCTTTACCACAGAAAGATAAATGGTATTTGTTAGAGAAACACGCAAACATTGTATATCTTCCACTTTATCTGTATGACCATAGCGGAATCACAATGAGCACTGGAAGTTTTGGTGACAGATGGGACTCTGGACAGGTTGGATATATTTACACTGACAAGAAAACAATTATTGATTGCGGTGGAAAAATTAGGAATGAAAAAGGGAATTACGTAAAAACCACAGATAAAAATTGGAAGAAGGCTGCATACCAGTGGATGCAAGGCGAAGTTGAAGAATATGACATGTATTTAACTGGTGAAGTATATGGAGTCATCACGGAAGAATATGATACAGAAGATGATGACTGGGAAGAAAAAGACAGTTGTTGGGGATTCTTCAATGATAAGTGGGGAGATGAGTTGATTAAGGAAATAGCACTCGATTTTGGTGTAAGCGAAACATTGTATGACAGCGTTGAGGCAGTAGCATAAAACCAAAGGAAAGAACTGTTTCTTGAGAGTAGAGAAATCTACTCTCTTTTATTATGGAAAGGAGAATAATACATGAGAGCATATAAACTATTACGAAAGTTATCTGACGGAAAATTATATCCGCTGTTCATTCACAAAACATATGCAACCCCATTCAATGAATGGATACAAGCTGAGTGTTATCCAACAAAGGGATTTGCAGTTCGATGCGGTTGGCATTGTTGTTTTAAACCATTAGCGCCACATCTTTCAATGCGGCTTGCAAACGGAGAACAGAGAGTATGGGTTGAATGTGAAGTAGAAGATTGGGATAGTTACAATCGTCCTGAATCACAAGGCGGCAGTTGGATATTGGCGCAGAAAATGAAAGTCATCAGAGAACTTACAAATGATGAGGTTGCACAGATATTAAAGGAGGTAGCTTAATATGAATAGAATCGCAGGAATTGTAATAGAACATGAAGATAATGATTTCGGTTATTGGGAAGGATTTAGTCTTACCGAAGCTGAAGAAAATGCAATTTGGAACATTCTAAACAAACATGATACAGAAGGTTGCTCTATTAGAGGAACACGAAAAGAAATTGCAGAAGAGATTGGAGAGTGATTATATGGTAAATCAAAAATTATTAGAGCAAGCTGTAATAGACACAGCAAAAATGATAAGAAGAGAAATTATGGAAACTTATAGCAATGAGGAAATTCGTGGATTAAACGGATTCTTTCTCACAAAAAGCGAATTAGACATAGATACAGCAGGTCTTGAGAAAGAAATTGAGGATATTATGAAACATCCACGGAAATATAAAGCGATGATAATGGTATTTGCATACTTTAGAAACATGATGATAAGGGAGTGATAAAAATGAAAAGAACAACCAAAAAAGAACGAAAAGAAAATGCAAATAGATTTTATAATATGTTTATGAATAGTAATTGCAATCAAGCAGCTATTGTAGTTGAAAGAACAGAAAGTAGTAACCCGAATATCAATAGGTGCAGATTCATAGCAGTTCCATCAACACTTGCATTTATGGAAAATCCAATAGTAATTGCAGAGTCTGTATTTGGGATTGCAGGTTGTTTTATCGAATTATTAGATAATATTAAGCCAAGAAGAGGAACAGAAAAAACATATTTTGATGATGGTTTTAACGATTGGCTTGAAGAAACATATAAGTTCAGAATTACATATAAGGATGGACTTGTATTTATGTTGGAAAAGAATATTGAAGAAACACCGTAAATAGCAATTTCATTTTAAGATTGGAGGATAAAATCATGGAAGAATTAAGAGAATACTTATTAGATCAGGATATATGGGAAAGGGAAGTTGATGAACTTCTTGGAAATTTTAACGACAATGTAACAGAAGATGATTTACATATTGTAGCAATATTTGATTCCGCTTATGACTTGGCAAGTAATTATATTGATAACGTAATTGGAGAATTAGATCATCATATTGAGGCGGTTCTTGATTATACAGAGCTTGGAAATCATATTGCAGAAAATGGAGATGAATATGTAGTGTTAAGTTCTGGAAGAATCGTGGAATTTGAATTATAGAAAGGATGGTTGATTGTATGGCGAGATATAAAATGATAATTAATACAGATACATATAAATGCGGAAGATGTAGTAAAAAGAATTGGGAACCTGGCACACGAAATGATTATATGATTGCAATAAACGGAATAACGAGAACTCTTTATAATATGAGAGAAGTAATGTGGCAGCTTGAATTATTCCACGGAAATTCATTTGTTATGTCGGAATACAGTGATGACAACCCAGAAGAAAATTATGGATTATCTGATAGATATATTAAATTTCTAAAGAAAAATACAATCAAATATCATGACAGACTGTGTAATTTGGATAGACAACAGTATTTATCAGGCTATGGTTGGATGCAGGGCTATTTTTCTATTGGGGAAGTAATGGAAAAATTGAAAAAAGAAGGAACTGTTAAAGTTCCGTTTAGTTGGCTCTATGATATTAGACAGTATGATAAAGCTATGAATGGTTGCTACATGGAAATAACAAAAGTTGCATAAGGAGTGATAAATTATGACAGCGAGAGAATTAAATAGAGATCAGTTACACGAATTGAAACAGGCATATTATTCAGAACTTGTAAATGAAGGCACTTTTGCAGAAGTGATGGGAGTTAATATCAATGAACCATCATATGAAATGATTGCAAGTATTGATGAATATGTTAGTGATGAATTTATTTATGAACACTATGATGGATATAGTTTTACAGAAGATGATTTCTTCTGTAGTGTAGAAAGGATTGCTTAATATGTTAGATTATACAAAAATTACATTTAATGAGTTAGATGATACAGACAAACCATTACAGGCATTTTACAATTATGATTTAAAAGAAAGCGAAATTGATGACTTTTTAGAAGAATATGCAACTGTTGAAGAAGTTCCAGAGGGTGTATCTATTCAGAAAGCGGAATTATGTTTAACGATTTACGCACAGCATGATTTTAAATTAGAAGCTTGTTGTACAGATACAAATAACGAACAATATTGGATTGAAATCAATAAACAGTTTACAAATGCAGATGAATTTATTCAGATGATTCCTGATTATGGAAAGATAAAATTATAAGATTGGAGGTATAAGATATGCATATTCCAATAATAGAAGAAGATTATGAATACAGAATGAAAAATATAGTTCGGAAATTCGTTAAGGATTATGAGCTTGAAAGATTAAGTGTAGAAGAATTGCAAGATAAAATATGGTCAGAATACGCAAAAGAATTTGCTCATGCAGTATTACAAGATATGACTGATTTTTCAGGTAATGAATTATTTGAGATTGGAGAGAGGTGATAATTATGCAAGATATTGATATTCACTTTAGACAAACAGGAGATAATGAGTATTGGTTGATATATAATCAAGAATCATTTGTGATTAAAACATATAATGATGGAAAATTTCATAACAAATTATATGAGTGCGAAAAGGAAATTCCAGAAGAAGTTGAATGGTTTGTTGATACTGTAATTAGAAGAGAGTTAGAAATGGAGTGATGATATATGTACAAATGTGGAAATTATGTAAAGCCTGAAACAGACGATTGCAGTTACAAAGATGATAGATGTTGTTATTATTGTGATAAGAAATGGGATTGTAAAGCAAAAGTAAAATGTGGATTTAATTGTTGGGATGATGACAAGGATAACAAAGATGATGTAAATGCTTATTGGGAAGATGATAAGGAGTGATGATCTATGAAGTTTTGGATATACACATTTGACGATGACACTTATGGAATTGTAAAAGCTGATACAGAAGAGGAAGCCAAACAGAAAGTATTAAAAGCATATACAGAGCATGGAGGATACGAGTCAGTGATAACCAAAGATATGATTGAAATTGAAAATATTGATAATCATTGGTTTGCTGATAATCCTGATGTTCTTGAATTAGGATGTATGGGATAGAATGGAGGTATAAGTATGAAATTTACAGCAGATTTTTCCACAAGGAATGGTTATGGAAATCAAATTTGTATTGCAGACAATATAGAGAATTTGATTATTGCCCTCGTTAATCGTGGATTTAACTTCGTTGACGGAATGCAGAATGAAATCGTTGAATGGAGTAAGACAACAAATAAAAAATATTATAGGACAGGAATTACAATAGAACGTGGAGATTCAGAAATGACGGAATATACGTCACTATGAATCAAGAGTTTTAAGGTAAGAATTGGAGGCAAAATAATGGATGAATTAAGAACAACACCACATGATTTTATATGGAGAGTGAAAAATCCTCAAGATTATTGGGCAGATACATTAAAAGAAGTAAAGTATGATGTTTATTTAAACGGCAAAAGAAGAGGTGGTTTTATTGGAGTCAATAGAACATTTGACGATGATACGTATTATGTAAATTATTATGATGAAAACAATAACATTGCATATTGTACTGCCTATACCGATACAGAAATTATTTTGAAACGAGTGAATCGAAAGGAGTAATATCACAATTAAGTAAAATTTAGAAGAATGGAGAATATTATGAATAACGGACTTTACCATATACAGGATAATAAGATTTATAAGATGTCACTAAATGAACCTATGAAAAAGATTGGGGTTGTAGCAAGTGACGAAGCAATTATGAACATTATTGATACAGTCACAGAATACATGTACTGTAATTGGGGTGATTGTGGTATGAAGGAAGATGTGACATGGGATAAATTACAAAAGGTGCGTAATGAAATCAAAGATAATGCAATGGATATGATTAAAGCAAATTTGGACATAAAATGATAATTTTAGGATTGGAGAAATATATATGCAGAAATTATATACTTTAACATCAGACGAGGTAGAAAGCTTATCCTTCTACCAACAGAGCATTCGTACAACAGCAAGTAATATTGGAAAGCTTATCGACAAAATAGAGGATGGCGAAACACATACAGAGAAAATTAAATATAAGATTGATGAGATTATTTCGTATACAAAACACATTAATGACATCCTAGCAGAGAAATGAAACGATGATTTACTGCGGAAAGTGAGGAAAACAAGTATGAAACATTTAGTAATATTTTATACGGAAAACGGAATATATAGTGCGGTATATAATTTTAAAAATATTCCACCAACTACAGAAGACATAAAAGAAATGCAAAAAGATATACAGAAAACAGAAAGCTTAATTCAAATGCCAGCGGTTGTAAATTGGCTACCGATTAGCGATTAGGAAGAAACGGAAAATTCTTGGAAAAAGTGAGGTAAAATATGAAAGATTATAATTTTTACAGTAAGCTATATAATGAGCTATTAAAGAGATACAGAATAAATCCAGACAAATATGAGAGAGAAGATGCTTTTCTTTCAGCAGTCTTTAATATTGAAGATGGAAAGGACGAGAAAACAGCGTTTACAGAAGTTTTCAAATCAGTACATAATATTGAGTTGTCTGATATGATTTTTAACTCGGCTTATGCAGTAGTACTTGGGTTTAGGAGGAAAGCTACATGTTATTAAAAGACAACAAAGAAAAGCAGATAGTGCTAAATCAGAATCTGCTCACAAAGCAATTGAGTATTACTGTTTATAACAAGACAACTAAGAAAAAGATAACATACACAGATCATAAGAAAATGTGTATATTATTTGCTCAATGCGTGTAAAGGAGGTTGATGAAATGGAAATAAGTAAATATGCGATGCCTGCAATTGCAATATTTATGGATGGTGGCATAAGAGAACTGGTACATAATGAGTTTGCACCATGTAGTAACAATGAATTTATTAAGAGATACTGTGAATTCGATCCAGGCTTTGAGAATGTATTGAAATCAGAGTTTGGAATTGATATAATGGATTTATAATATATCAGAAAACAGAAGTGCATATTTTTATATGATATAATTAAAAAGAATGGAGGTACAAATATTATGAAAAAAATTAAGAAATAATGTTGATACAGAGGTTGTTTTTACAAAATTAGAAGAGGCAAAGGAATGGTACTTGCCAAAAGATAATATTCCATGTACTAGGGAAGAGTATTTAGGTGATGATTATGAAGGATTTTGTAAAGAATTTACTGAATACAAAAAAGAAATTGAGCAGTCTGAAACATTAGAAGAGTTAGCTAACGTACTAAATAAATATACTGATACATATCAAGATGGGAGAGAGAATAAAGTTATAGAGTTTTAATATAAAATTGTAAATTGAATATGTGACTTGAAACAGGCAATCGAAAGGTTGTCTGTTTTTTAGTGGAGAATAATATAATGGAGGTGATTGTATGTTTGAAATCAGAGATGGACAGGGTGGAAATGTCATAGATAGTTTCGATTCGTTGGAAGCTGCGATGTATGCCCTTAATGAGTATGAGGAAGCTGATAAACTGGATAATATTTATGAAGAGAATTTCTACGAGATTTTTGATACTATTAATAATGAAATAGTAGTGATATAATAAAAGTAGTAATATGGTAACGGAAATAAGATAACGGAGGTAGTTATTATGGCACAGTTAATTGGATGTTTGATTGCAGGATATTTATGTATATATCTTCCTTGGAAAGCTAGTCAGGAAGATGAAGCAAAAAAGAGACAAGATATGTATAACAATCTTAATAAGAAGTCTGTAGACGAAATGGATAAATGGAGAAAATAATATAAGAAAGGTGGTTGATGAATATGTTCGGAGGACTATTAGCATTCTTAGGAATTTATGCAGGAAGTGCTGCAAAGGCAGCTTATGATAATTATGACATGAAGAAAACAACTCGTACAGTTGATAAAGATGGAAATGTGCATTATATGGACAGATTGTGCAATGATTATATCAACGGTGAGCGAGTAAAGAGAGTTGAAACAACGGACAGAAATGGAGTTAAGTTGTATTCAACTGTTGGAGTGAATAGTAGCAGAGTGTATAACACTTCTTACGGAAGAGGTACGCAGCAGTTATTGGAAATGAGTGAACGTGACAAACAAAATAATATCAAGAGAGGATACAATTCATATGGACAGTATAATCCTTATTTTGGGAAAATAGTAACAACCGAAATTAGTTCAGGAAGAACAATTACTTGTTTGTTTAGCGGAAAAAATAGAAAAACTGGAAAAGAATTTTATAGAGTATGGTATTTTCGTCCAGAATGTCAGGGAAAACTTGATTATGATACGACTGTTGAAGGAGATATGGGCACTGAAATTACAGAGGAAGAATTTAACAAGTTGAATTTTGGATGTTTAAAATGTAGGACAATGCCAAGTGATTTTAATGTGACTAAGAAATTATGGGGTGAAGATTGGTAAATGAATACCGACAGTATGCATTTTACATGCTAAAATAAAAGCGAGAAATAATAGTTTCATTAGAAAATTGGAGGTATTTATATGAAATATGGAGACATTGTTGTATACAAAAATCAGATTGGAACAGTAGTAAAAAACGAAAATGATTTTAAGTTTCATCCGTGTAATTATGGAAGTTGTTCATTTAGTTTACTGGATACAATTACAGATAAGGATGTAAGAGAAGCAACACACGATGAAAAGTTGGAACTGATAGAAAAAGAATTTACATGGGGCAATGTGATCAAGATACATTGCATTGGAGAATATCAGATTGTAGAGTATATTGATAAAAGAGATAAGAAAACATATTATCATGGATACATTAACTACAGTGATACAAACCATTCATATTTATCTCTTGATTCTGCATTAATTGGATGTATTGGATATAAACATGAAGGTGGAAATGGTAAAGCAGCAATGTATTTTGAAAAAATGATTGGTTTGTAATAGATCCTTTAGAAGAATGGAGAATAAAAATATGATTTGTTTGGATTGCGGAAATATGGATATTCGATATGATGAAAAAGAGAAATCATATCATTGTAATAATTGTGGTTCGAGAAATATTGGTACAAGAAAAGAAGGGTGTAAATATATGCTAGGAAATGGATTGTGTGGTAAAAATCCTGCATGTACGTCCTCTGGAGAATGTGAAGTACCATGTAGTTATTATGAAAAATAGTAGGAAAACAAGTTTTTATGTGAGCAGGGAGAATATATTATGTGTAAATATATCATAAAAAAAGAAAATGATATTAAATACTACAATAATGGTGCATGGGTATCAAAAGATAATGCAGAAAAATTTGATTGGTATAATGCAGAGAATATAGCAAGAGAATTGAAACTTGACGGAATCAATGTAATTATCGAAAGTAAATAGTAGGAACTCTAAGTTTATTATGGAAGGAGAATGAAATATATGGAAAATGAATATAAAGTAGAAGAAACAAAATTTGGAACAAAAACAAGCCATCCTAGTTATGGTACTTTGTTATTTAACAGAGCTTATGGTGGAAAGACACCTTTATTTGGAAGTAGCATTGAACATAGTAATGTAATTACAATGGAACTTAGACATGCTGATATTACAAGAGGGTTAAATCGTGACGATATTTTTGGCAACAAGCCTATTGTAAAAGTCGAAATGAGTTATTCACAATTTGCCGAGGCAATTACATCTTTTGGACAAGAAACAGGAATTCCAGTAACAATTCGCTATACTGAAAAAGATGGTAAAATACCTCCATGTGATTTTGTTAGTAAAAGAGAACAGTTTACTGATGAATTCAAAGATAAAACAAAGGAAGCAATGAATGAGGCACAGCAGTTAATTCAGGATGTGACTGATTTGTTTTCACAGAAAAAGGCACTAACAAAGGCAGACAAAGAAGCTGTAATATCTAAACTTAGAAAATTAAGTATGGATATTGGATGTGATTTGGATTTTATTGCAGACCAGTTCAATGAACAGATGGATAAAACTGTTATGGAAGCAAAAGGTGAAATTGAGTCATTTTGCCAGAATAAAATAAATGCTATTGCAAGTGCTGCGTTGGTAGAGCATAGAGATGAAATTTTAAAATTGGAAAATCCAGTTGATATTGAAAGCAAATAAGGCAAGCAATTTTAACTTTCCTTTGGAGGTGAAAGATAATGAATAATAATTGTGAATTATGTGGTGGAAAATATGATTTTAGAATGGTTCAAATTGATAAATATTTAGATATGACAGGAATTGCTTTTTCAGGAAGTAAAAAACAAGTCAATAATGATAATCGCTTTAGATTTTGTCCTAAGTGTGGGAGAGAACTAACTAAAGAGGATTTTGGTGGAGTTGATTTTGTTAATGAGCTAGATATGAGAGAAAAGATAAAAGAATATATTGGTGAGCTTGATACAGAAATTGACAGACTTGAATCTGACCTAGAAAAGCAAATGACTTATAATGTAGAAGCTTGTGAGGTTACTGAAACTGAATCAAGGTTGAATACAATAATCGAAGTAAAGAATGATTTACTTGGAAGATTAGAAGAGGTGGTATAAATGAGTCGAATTAATAAAACGCAAAATAATTTAGATACCGTGTGGAACAATTTAGATTTAGCTTATGAACATATGGAAAGAGCTATTGAAGATTTATCACAAATGTCTGGATTATCTAATGAATTAGAGAAAATGATTGAATCGTATGATTTATCTGAAATAAGTATGATAAAGCAGGAAGTTGAAGAATTGATGTTTAAGAAATGACGATTTCTTATGGGAAATTTGGAGGTAATAATATGAAGGTGCTTGGAAGCTTTGTAGATTGTGTTTATGAGCCACATTTATATAAAGAGGATATTAGAGATATTAGAACAAAACTTATAAGTAGATTACCAGATAAAAGAATCTGTGAAATGGCAAGTGTACTTATAATCGACACAAAATATGATGCATATGTTGTAAAAATACGAAGACCTGAACTGAATAGTAGTGGATGTGTTGATATAAAAAAGACTCATAAGAAAATTTACGAAACTGATTTTATCGAAATTTCAAAAAGAGATTATGAAGGATTAGATTGGAGAGAAGCTGCCAAGAAAACGGATGAATTAATGAAGTCAAGATCGTTTGTTATTTTTAAAACAAATATTGATGTAGATACATTAATCAAATGAAAAATTGCTTTCTTATTGAAAGCGAATTAAATATAGAAATAAGCAATAGAAGCAGGAATTAACTGCTTCTTTTTTAGTATAGAAAACGAGGTAAATAAAATTATGAGTAAACGACACGACAATACGAGCAGAGCAAGTGAGTTTATCTGTTTAAGATGTCTTAGCAAAAATCAAGTTGGTGATAAAATTCGTAGACCGAATATGAGAGAAAAGGATCATGTAAAAAACTTGTGTTGTCTATGTACAAAATTGCAAATGAGAACTAAAAATCTTGAAGTCAGGTGGTGCGATGATTTTGATGAGCGAATGGAATATGCAAAGAAAATTAAGTCAAAATATTATGATGAGAATAATGAGCTGCTACCTGAATGGAAAACAGAGAATATGTATGTAGGAAAGTGAGGTTGATTAATATGGAAAATTATAAAATCGGTTATAATGGTGATGCTTATGTTGAAAATATTCACCATATAGGTGTTGAATATAATGGAAATTATTATAGTGTGATTTTCGGAGAATATGTAAATGGAGGATTCTTTAGTATTCCGAATTGGAATTGTGGTGGTGAGTTAGCTGAGTTTAGTGATGTCCCTTGGAATACAGAATCTATTCAGAAATCATTAAAGAGTAAAATGGCAGCTAAAGCTATTGCAAAAGCGATAGCAGATTATACAAGGGAGTGATAATTATGTGTTATAAGATAGAAGTGCAAAATAAAAATGCTGAAAAGCTTAATAGGAAGTTGGATGAGTTAAATGCACCACAGTTTTTAAGAGATTACTTGAATGAGTTGGAAAGCAAGAACGGAGCGTTAAATTATTTAGTAGCAATTAAAGATTTTTTACAGTGGTTGATTGAAAGTAATATTATTAATAAGAAATCAATTTCTGAAATAGAAGTTTCTGATTTTAGCGACTTGCGACCACAAAATATTAGTTCATACCTTAGATATAAGGAAACAAATGGAATGTCGCCAACCACAACGGAAACAAGAAAGAATATTATAAAAAGTTTTATAAAAAATGTATATTCATATAGAGAATGTTTATTGAGAGAACTTTATAACAGTATGGAAGATTTTAGTAAACAAATAAAATATAAAGGGATATCTTCTAAAAACAACTTAACACAAAAACTTCCAACAGAAAATCAGCTTAATGGTATGGAAGAAAAAATAATGTGGAAAAAGGATGAATGTGTAAGGAATAGGAATATTGCTATTTTTCGTGTCTTAAGAGGAACTGGAATAAGAGAGTCTGAACTTGCTGGTTTGGATTTATCAGATTTGCATTTAGATGAAAATAGTGAATATATTGATCTTAATGATATGTCACATATTATGGTTTTACCAAAAGGATATCAAAGAGAAACTGAAAAAAGACCTGTATATCTTACTGGATCTGCTCTGAAAGCATTAAGAGAATGGCTAGAGTATAGAAACACATTGAATAATATTGTAGACAAAGAAGCAGTTTTTATTAATAAGAATGGCACACGTACCACGGAAAGAAATATCAAACAGATATTTGAGAATTATGGAAATGGTATTACTCCACATATGATGCGACATTATTATGCTAGTATAATGAATCAGAATGGAAATCTTGCATTTGTGCAACAACAGTTGGGGCATAGTAGTGTAAATACAACAGTTAATAATTATGCAAACGGAGCTGTTGGAATGAAAGAGAAATTGATGGAGATGTGATTATGGTTAAATATATTGGAAAGAAAATCAGAACTGAAAAGAGAATAACAGTAAGAGGGCTTGCGAAAATGTCTGACATTGCACCAAGTACAATCAGTAAATGGGAAAATGGAAGTGCTGTTCCTGACTTAGCTGTACTTGATTTGGTTGCTAAAGCAATGGAAGTGCAACCATTTGATCTCGTTAAATTTATTTATTAGTGTCGTTGGTGAAAATATCATTTGGTGTGCAATTTAGTGCATGACATATTTTCTCAATGGTGTCAAGTCGAATACTTTTTGTGTCACCATTGCAAATATTGCTAATATTATTGTTAGAAATTCCTGTAACCTTAGATAACCAATATGGAGTTTTGCCTTGTTTTTCAAGAATTTGTTTCACATTTAATTTCATATATAATACCTCCATGTGAATTACTTATTAATATAATATCAAAAAATATTATATTTTTCAATATTATATGTTGACATATAATATGTATAGGTATATAATACGAAGTATCAAAGGTAATCCAAGGTAGTTATGAATACTCAATATAAGAAAGGAGGATGTGATATATGGAAATAAATACTTTTGATATTGTAAGAGTTGATTTCGGAGATGTGGTCTTTGCTGGAGAGCAAGGCGGTATAAGACCAGCAGTTGTAATTCAGAATGCTTATGGCAATATTTATTCTGATACAACAATTGTAATTCCATTTACAAGTAAAATAAAACATCTTCAGCAACCGACACATTCTTTCTTTCATAAGGATTTAGGCAAAGGATTAACTAAAGATTCAATGATTCTTGGTGAATGCGTTAGGCAAGTTTCAAAAAAGAGAATAATGAAGAAGTTAGGTACTATCACTAAATTACAAGAGAAAATAAAAGTCAAAGCAGTATACGATGCTAATTTCGGGCAATTAGAGGAGGCTTAATATGGAATATATTAAAATGTCGCTGGAAGAAGCGAAAAAGTTTGCAAAAAAAGATGCTATTGTATTAGTAGCGAAGCAGGATTTAGCAAAACCTGATGTGAATGTTGGATTTTGTAAAAAGAAATTTTGCGACTGCACAAATATCTTGGAAGAAGCTGCAAGCATCGCAAGGGTATGTGATGAATTTTCCAATGGGCTTAAAGTTTTTTCAGAAATCCAAGAAGAAACGCCAAGGGGATATTTACATACAATTCTTTCAAGAAAATAGTTACGAGAGCAGAATTTGGGACTCGTAACGTGATATTATATAAAAAACAGAATGAATGTTCGATAAAAGTATTGACAAAATCGAACGAACGTTCTAATATATAAAATGTGAGATACAAAAAGAGAAAGCCGAGCATCATAGTGCTGGAACACTAGCTCGACTTTCCTAAAAATATTTGGTTGAATTGTATTATGAACGTACTGGAATACGCTCATAATTATAATACATATAAATTGATGGAATGTCAATTAAATTCAAGCAATTCAGCATATTTTTCACATATTTAATCAAAATTTAATAAATTATAGGGTTATCGCCAAATGGCAAGGCACATGGTTTTGATCCATGTATTTCTGGGTTCGAATCCCAGTAGCCCCGTTATGCACTGAATCACACCCGATGTAAGTGCAGTACGCAAGGTACTTGTTTCTTTGTACATACATATTGCCTTGTAAGAGCAGAATGTGTAGCTGCTATAGTTCTACCATAGTTTAATCCACTAACGGATGAGGCATCAGCTTTACAGGAAAGTCAAATTATGTAAGGTTCAACTCCTTGATGCCTCTTATTATAAATAAGAAGAAAGGGTGATAGAAATTGGAATACGCAATTGTAAACAACAATGGTGTATACATAAGGCTCAATAATGGACAACCAATTGCTTGTACAAAGAAAACAAGAGACACATTTCAAAAGCAAAAGGCAGAAAATATCTTGGAGCATCTACCAAAATCTATGAGACGTTTACATTTTAAATTGGAATGTATACCTGATATTAAGATGGAAACATCAGTTGAGAGAATTGTTAAAGCAACTAAAGTATCAATTAAAGGTAATGATGGATATGAAGTTGCTGAATCAGTTAAGTCTTGAGTTGATAAGTTTGGCGAATGTGAACGAATTCTTAGTGATGCAGCAAAAAGATATAAAGAACTCGAAATTGAGTTGAAGCGAGCTGACGAAGAATTGATAGATATCTTACATGAAGTAGAGTTGGAAAAGCCAGTTGATCTCTACAGAGGCTGGATATTCTATAAGAGAATTCGTACAAATCGAAAAAATAGACGTAACCTCAAAGATGAGATGGTCATTATACATAATGTAATTGCTGAAGTAGACACCACTAAAGTCAGCAAAGAAAGAACACAAAAAGCAATAAATGGATTATTCAACCGAAAATATACATATCGAATAATTGAAGTGAACGAAACAGAGAATAAGTAAACATCAAAATCAAAGGAGTAATGAAATGGATATACAACAAACACTTAACTATTACTGTAACAACGAAATGGCTATGCTCAAGAAAATGTGTCTTCCAATGATAATCAAAATAGGTGGCATATCTGATAAGGATTATGATGATTTCTTTGACATTGCATTAGATACACTTAGTTATTCGGTTTTTAAATATGATGAAAAAAATCAATGCAGTTTTGATTCATTCTTAGCCAGCAACATTAAACGAAAGTTTAAAACTGAAATTCGTGATCGTAATCGTAACAAACGAATTCCTGCGAAGAAGATTGATTCAATCAATAGTTTGGTATCAGAGGATGGTATGGAATTAAGCGAATTAATTCCATCAGATTTTAATACATATGAACTTGTTGCTGAGTATATGCTTGAAGGCACAAAGATAGAAAGATATTTGAATAAATTATCATATAATCAACGGAAAATAGTTGCTTTGTTATCTGAAGGATATAAGGCAAAGGAAATCAGAGAATTATTACATATGGATAGCAAACAATATTCTAATAATCTTGCAGCTATTCAAGCATATGAGAATGTAAAAATTTTAATGTAAACATAAGGAGGAAATACTCATGGCAAAGAAAGTAAGAGAAGAAAATATTCCATTGATTAACTATACCAGTGAGGTAAAAGATGGAGATGTTAATGACAATCAGGATGTACAGAGGTATTTCTGTAGCGACAAACCATTTGTTAATGGAATCGGTGTTACGATCTTAACTGGTGATTATCTTCCACCTTTAATTTTAGCCGAAATTCCTTTAAATGAAGATATTGTACAGAAATATATTGTAGATGGTCTTCAGAGAACAACCGCATTGATGCAGATTAGATATGGAAATCATAAATTTACTGGTGCTATTGAAGATAGTGAAATTGAGTACCAGGAAAAGCAAGTAGACGAAAATGGTAAATTTCTAAAAGATGATGATGGGAATTTTGTATGGGAAAAGAAAACATTTGATATTAAAAATAAAACATATGATGATTTTCCAAAAGAACTGAAGAAACGATTTGACAATTATCAGCTTAGAATTGCCACATATCAAAATTGTGATATGAAAAAGGTAAGTAAATTGGTAAGAAAATTGAATGTACAAAGAGGAATGAATACAAGTCAGAGAGCGTTGACTTGGATTCCTACATATGCAAGAAAAATTAAAAACATTGCCGATGAAGGATTCTTTAAAAATAGTATTGAGTATTCTGATACTGCCAGAAAAAACGGAGAATATATGCAGAGTGTATGCAGATCTGTTATGAATGTTTTTCATTTTGATGACTATAAACGTGGTGCAAAAGAAATATGTGATTATCTCGAAGATAACAGTAATATCGAAGAGTTTAATACAATCCATGAATATTTTCAAAGAATCGAAGCGGCTTGTAAAGATACTTGTAAAGATATTCTTGTTAAAAAAGATATTCCTGTATGGCTGACAGTATTTAGTAGATTTGCAAAATGTGGTTTAGAAGATAGCAAGTTTGCAGATTTTATTCATGAGTTATCAGGAAAATTACATAGTATTGATGTTAATGGTGTCAGTTACGATTCGTTAAATAAAGAGTCTGGTACTACAGATAAAAAACTTGTAGTTGCTAAAATTAATACATATACAGCTTTGATGAACGATTTTTTATATATTGATACAGCAGAAACAAATAGCAAGGAAATAGAGAATAATAATACGGAAGAAAATGTTGAAGATAATACGGAAGAAAGCATTCTTTCCTTTGTTCAGGAGAATGCAGATTCTGAAGTGACAAATGAGGATGTTGAAGAATATACAGATTTAGTTGAGTATTGTTTTAATCATAATCAGATAAAAATAGATATTCCACTATATCAGAAGTGTCAGATGGCATTAATTGCTTTAATGGCTTATGCTTGCAAGAATGAGAATGAGGACAAGTTTGAGGAATGGATTAATAAATACAAAAATCAGAAGAAATTTAGCTCTTCACAGAAGGTAAATTATGACTTCATGAAGAGAAGTTTTGATAAGATGGCAAATGCATAAATACATAAAATAAAGGAGAACAAATAAATTGAAGTTAGCAGACATTATAATCCCAGATTATCTTGCCGAGTCTGTACCAAATGAGGCAAAGATGAACAGAGTAAAGAGATATTTCCTTAAGTATGGAGAACTGGACAAGCCAATTATAATCAACCATAAAAAAGAATTGGTAGATGGATACATAAGATATTTAGTGCTTAAAGAGTTTGATGTGGAACATGTCAAACAATATAGATATGAAAGAGAGAATAAAAAAGTAGTTACATACATATATGGCAAGCACCCAAATCAGCAGAGTGATAAAGAATACGTTTGGAGAGTTCCGACTTCTGAGAAATGGAATATGTTTATGGAGAATATATCGGTAGGAGATATAGTCATGTGTTATACCAAATGTGGTGTTAAGCCAGTAATTATATCAAGGATTATAAGGTCTGATTTCAGACCAATGGATATTCCAAAAGATTTGAAAATTAAACGTATTGCCAAGAATCAGAGGTTATAGATATGGAATGGATTTTGGAAATTACATTGGTCGCAGGTGTCGTTGGATTTTCTGAATGGTTATACGGCATGAAATGTTTGGAGGATGAGTATGAACGAAGTTAGATTTAGATTTCATCTTGCGGTGATAAAATTTTATGTTTCGATAATGAATCTATTATCTAAAAAATGTGATGAACACAATATTAAAGCTGAGAAAATTTTAGATGAACTGGAAAGATATGGTGCATAAAATATGACGAATACTGAATATGAAATATTACAAGACACATTTTTCCAAAATGGAAATATGAATCACTTAGAAGAATGTAATAGTGTAAATTATCATGCAATAACACATGAAGATACAGAAATACTTGGTGCATTTTGCGATGTAACAGGTTTTCATGGCAATGATTTACAGAAACTGTTGATACTTGGATATATAAGTTGGCAAGGGGAGAATAAATACATATGAAAGATAAGTTATTTATTATAGGAATATTTATAGTAATTACGATACTCGCTATATTAGCAAACATTGGGATATTTAGTATGGTTGTAAATGCTGATATACCTGATTGGTTAAAATATTTGTTGTTGAGGTAATAATATGTTTGATAAAAAGAATAAAGAGCAATCTCTATTAGAAGAACTAAGAGAAACTTGTGTACAAATAAATAGCCTAAAAACTGAAATTAATAGAATAGAAAAATTAACCAATATTCCTTTTTCTTGGAGCGTGAATTTTAATTATTCACCAAATAATCAAAAAGAATTAGCAAATGTATTGATAAAAATTTTTAATGGGCAAACAAATATTAAAGACTTACAGAAGATTTACCGCCATGAAGAAGAATATATAAGAAATTTAGCAGAAAGTATGATGGCAGCTTGTGATGTAATTAATAACTATGATTCTTTGATAATTAAATTAAATAAAATGGAAAGAGAAAAAAGAAAATTAGAAGAGAAATTAGGAATATCAACATTAAAACAAGGAGAATAATCAAATGTCAGTTTTGATGATTTTGGTCATTATAGGACTATTAATATTATGGTTTTTACTGTCACCATTTTTTACAAAAATAGGCTCATTTATCTATAAGATAATAAAAAATAGTGTGATAGAAGAAATAAATAAAGATGAAAAGGAGACAAAAGAATGAAGAAACTAGGAGGATTTGTAGCAGCAATTGTACTTGTAATTGGAGTAATCATATGTATGAAATCTTTAGTAAGAGTACCTGCTGGCTATGCAGCAGTTCAGTACAATGCGAACGGTGGAGTAGAGAAAAAGGTACTTGATCAAGGTTGGCATTGGAAGAGTCCAATGGTAAAGACAACATTATATACAGTTGGTCTTGAGCAGTCATATCTAACAGCTTCTAAAAAGGAGATTCACCAGACGATGATAGTTTTACAGCAAGTTCATCAGAGGGTAAGTCAATGACTTTAGAGCTTACTTATACATACCAGTATAAACAAAATAGTGTTGCAGACGTTTTTACAAGATTTAAAGGTCAGAGTGGTAAAGAGGTAAGAGATAGTTTTATCAAACCTAATATTGTTTCTTGGACTAAAGAGATTGTTGCAAATTACAAAGTATCCGATATTCTTGGTTCTGAAAGAGCGAATATTAATAGTGCAGTTTCAGATTATCTTGCAAAGAAATTTGAGCCGTATGGTATTACAATTAGCAACGTATCTTTAATCAATATTGATGTGGATAAAGATACAATGAAAGCTATAAATGCTAAGATTAAGGCTCAACAGGACGCAGAGACTCAGGCAATTCAGAATCAGACAAATATTGATAAGGCAAAAGCTGACGCTGAAGCAGAGGTTACAAAAGCTCAGGGTGATGCAGACGCAAAGGTTATCGCAGCAGAGGCAGAGGCAGACGCAAATGCAAAGATTAACAGTTCAATTACTGATCAGCTCATTCGTATGAAAGAGGCAGAAGCAAGACTTAAACATGGATGGGTTACAGTACAGGGTAGCGATACTGTAGTTACAAAGGATGCTGATTCAGACCAGTAAATAGAGAATAACTTGGTGTGGTGAAATTCCACACCATCTCTAATGGGCTGTGGCGAAATTGGTTAGACGCACTGCGCTTTGACCGCAGGTTTTGTGGGTTCAAGTCCCACCAGCCTAGTTAGAAAAAATATAAGGAGGATATTAAAAATGCCAGAGAGTGATTTAAAAATTATTAAAAACTGCTCAGATGATGAGAAGAGAGAGCATTTACATGCTATGAGTAAGGAAAGACTTGTAGAGATGATAATTAGACTAACAAGGAAGTAAAGTGAACTATGTCAGTTAAATTTGCAAAAGATATCATAAAAGAAATAAATAACAGTGATAAAATTCCTGTCAAAAATGATTGTGCAACTGGCGAAGAATTTGAGAAATGATTAAGAGGTGAAAATATGAGTGATGAAGAAAAAGTAAATAAAATTATTGAGTTATTGCAATCACCTGATTTGGATGATTATGAATGTTGCATAGAAATAGCAAAAGTAGTTGGTGTTTACAATTATGAGAGAGAAGATAAACATGAACAGGTGAGAAAAATAAATGAAAGTATTAGAAAAATTTGAAAATATTATTTGCCCCATATGTAATGGTAATGGGAAAATACAATGTTCAAAAAGATTAAATTGTTACGAAGATCAATCTTGGGAAGAAAAGTGTAATTATTGTAATGGAAAAAGAATAGTGAAACGAAGAACGTTAGTAGAAGACTTGGAAGCAGATGCTTTAAAAATAGACACAAGCAAACATATTTGCTAGATTGTGAGGTAGAAAATGGAAACAAAAATTAAAGAAGCAATAGAGCTTTTAAAAGATAATGGATATTACATAACAAAAATTCCAGAAAAATTATGTAATGTGGCAGAAGAGTGTTCTGAAACTGGACATGGTGACTGTATGGAGTGTGGTTGTTTTGTATGTTTGATAGGAAACGATTACTAAGAAAGTTCGTTTCTTTGAAAGAGAGGTAAAAACTATGAGATGGAAACAAGTAGTACAAAGAAAACCTTATCATGGTGAACTAAGATACTCCACTGTATTCGCATGGTTGCCAATTAGATGTGAGAATGGTGACTGTGCATGGTTAGAAAAAGTACATTTGGTTGAAGAATACAGAATTGATCCAACAGGACATTGGGTTAATAAGAAATTTGAGTAGCAAGAAAGTTCGATTTCTTTGGAAGAGAGGTTAAGAAATGGAAAATATAAGAAGATGGTTTGAGAACGACCAAATGAATAATGGTCAGAATTACGAGATTGACGAATACGAAGGTCATTTAGAAGCAAGAACAGATACAGTTATTTTTATGGTAGTAGAGCCTCATAGTGGAACTAAAAACAGATGGATGCTTAGAGTTTCAACAAGAAGCGCTTTTGATAGATGGGCTAATTCTACAGCTATTGAAGAGTTTTTCAATACAGATATTGAACTATGTAATTATTTACATGAACATCAGTTAGATATTTATAAGGATTTAGTTGGATATCTTTCAAGAGAATATGATGATATAGCAGAGCAATATTAGGCAGAATAAATATATAACTTTGAAAGGAACATACGAATATTATGGAACAGATTCAGGAAAATGAACAGTGGAAATTGAATGGTAACTGTGAAAAATGTAGAAGAAATAATTATTGTTCAACGCCATGTACTCATCATAATAAACGAATAAGAGCAGAGTTTAAAGGTCTTGTTGCGGATACAATGAATAAAATGACTGGTGGTGTAATGAGGGAAGCTATTGATAAGACGGTAAATGGAATTTGGTAAATTGGAAAGGAGATTTATATGGTTACAAAGACATTATATACTTGTCAGTTCTGTAATACTGATTATGCAGATAAAGAAAAAGCAATGGAATGTGAGAAGAATCACAAGGCTTTGGAAACAGCAACAATTATAGGCGATTATAAATCATTAAAATCTATCCCAGATGGATGTCCTACGAAGATTAAAGTGAAGTTCAAGGGTTCAGATAGGTGGATAGAGTATAAGAGATAATTAAGAGGAAACAAATGGAAATAAATGTTAATACAAAAGCAATATGTACTATAGATATTGATTCAGCAGAAGCATTTAGAATTTTATGTGAAACTTTACATATAGGTTTTGTTCTTGATGAGGATACTGATTACTTTGTATATAAAAATTCCGATGATGAGTTAAATGTATTTAAGACAGTTGATGGACATGATTCATGTGTAGATGAGAGAGGGGATTTGTTTGTAGCACTTCGTAATGTTGCTGTAAATATATTTCCAAATATATTGTTTAGAAATGCTGACTATATCTACAATAAGTAACAAGAAAACTTCGTTTCATTGTAAAAAATTTCTGAGTGATTCAGCTCAATAAAATTCCCAAATTAAAAAGAGAATATAGATATAGAAAGAGGTGAGAATGTGAAAATTATTTTAAAAAGAATAGCATTACTAATGACTATTTTTATAATTTGGAGTATTGCTTCACAACATGTAAATCAATTATTTGTTCCAGATCCAAAGACAGTATTTAAAGATTTAATTGCAATGTTGAAAACTGGACAGTTGATAATGGCTATTAAATATTCGTTTTTGAGAATAACTATAGCAACTTTTGTATCAGGATTTATTGCATTTCCTATTGCAATTTTAGTTTATAACTCAAAAGTAGCAAAAGATATATTAAATCCGATTATCAGTGTTATGAGATACATTCCTGTCACAGCTTTTTATCCTCTACTGATTATGTGGTTTGGTATAGACGAAATGATGAAAATAGTATTTTTATTTATCGCAACTTTTGTATACATGATGCCTTCAGTTATTTTATGTTTAGAGGAAGTCAGTAGTGATTTGATTGATACAGGATTAACAATCGGAATGAATAAGATACAAACTATTTGGAGAATACAGATACCAGCATCTCTACCAGGAGTATTAAATAGTTTTATCATGATGTATGGAATTGGATTTACATATATAGCAGTAGCAGAAACAATTAATGCAAAATATGGATTGGGTTATATAATTCAACAATCTTCTTCAAGAGGAAGAACAGATTTGGTTTTTATGGCTATTATCGTAATCATGATTATAAGTGTTATATTTGATTTTTCTGCAAAATGGTTAGTAAAACACATTTTTAAATGGAGGTATATAAATGGTTAAGTTAAATGAGTTATATACAGGGTATAGCAGAGACAAGCCTTTATTGAAGAATTTCAACTATCAATTTGATCCTAAGATCTATGGGATATTAGGTGAATCTGGTTGTGGGAAAACAACTTTGTTAAGAACAATCGCAGGTCTTATTAAGCCTTTAAGTGGAAATGTAGTTGTAAATGGAGAATTAGTTACTAAGGCAAGTAAAAATAATATTTACATGATGCATCAAAATTATACTTCATTTGATTGGTTAAAGTGTTTGGATAATATTCTGATAGCACAGAAAGTCAAAGGGAGAATAAATAAGTGTGATATTGATAGAGCAAAAGAAATGATTTCTATTGTTGGATTGAAAGATAACGAAAATAAATATCCAAAACAACTATCAGGCGGTATGAGACAAAGACTTGCTTTGGCAAGAACATTATTTATGAATCCAGAAATAATTCTTATGGATGAACCATTATCTGCATTAGATATTGAAACTAGACAAAAAATGCAAGATTTGATTATCAAGCAGCATAAAGAAACAAATAACACAATAATTATGGTTACACATAGCAAAGAAGAAGCACAAAAAATGTGTGACGTGATTATAGAATTTTAATTTAAGGAGGAAACAAAATGGGATTTAGAGACTTTTTCGTAGAGAAAGTTCCAGAAGAAGAGAATTATGATGTAGGCACTGATTATTCTGTAGAGGATAGTACAGTTCCAGTTGAACTTGACGAGGTACATACAGATACTCTTATTGATGATATTTATGCTCAGAATGAGTTATCTGATAGGTCAAAATCAATTTTCAAAATTGAAGAACTGATTAATTCTCTTCCAAAAGAAATGGTTACAGAGACAAAGAGAGGTTCAGTGTTAGCAACTCTTGGAGTGTTCGGCTTAACGGTTACTGATGTAACACTTGATGGCGAACAGAGAGTGGATGTATTAAATAGTGTATTGGCAAAAATCTTAGATGATGGAAATGCCAATGTCGCTGATAAGGAAACTGAAATTGAGAATCATAAAAAAGAGATTGCAAGATTGGAAAAAGAAATTTCTGAACAGCAGTCAGAGATGAAAGTTTCAGAGAATAGTATTAATACAGAAGTTGGTAGAATTTCTGGATTAATTAAATTTATTGAAGGAGGAGACAATTAATGGATCTTGGAAAACTTATTGTGATTTTGGTAGTTGCAGTTATTATTTTGATTTTTATTTTATTTCCTGAAGTAAGAACATTATTTTCGGGAATTACGAGACTGTTTATCAAAGATATGGCTACAACCCCAGAAGGTGCGGAGGCTATTTATGGTGAAAAAATTGATCAGGCACAAGACGCTTATAACAAAGCGGATAATGCTTACAAGGTAGCTGCTGGTAAATTAAGCAATGCACAAAAAGATATGAAGAATCTCAAAGCAAAGCTTGAGAAGGTCGAATCTGAATGTGAATCTCTTGTAAAAGCAAATAAGATAGAGTTAGCACAGTTAAAAGCTGATGAGAGAGAAGAGATTATGGCTGATATCAGGAGATATTCAGAATTAGTTAAAGCATATGAAGACGCAGCTAACACTGCAAAAGAAGCACAGGAAATGTGTGAAAAGAATCTCCGCAAATTAAAGAGAGAAAGTAAGGAAGTTGTGGAGAATATGAAAGTGAAGAAACAGTTACAGGAAGTCTATGATGATATGGACGAGTTAAAAAATGTAACTGCAACTGATAAACTTCTTGATTCTGTCAGAGATAAGAATAAAGACTTAGATGCAATTGTTGAGGGTTCAAAAGTAGTACATAATAACAAGATGTCTACGAAACTTGCAAAAGCAGAAGTCGAAGCTAAAAAGAATAGCAGTAATGATTATTTAGACAGTTTAAAGAAAAAATACAACAAATAATAAGGAGAGAATGGAATGAGTACAAAAAGATTTAGACTTACCAAAGCTTCAAAAATTTTAATTATGGTTTTGGTTATTGCATTAATTGGTGGTGGTGTTTTCGCTGGTGTAAAGACAGGGTTAATTAAAACCAAGAGTAACACTTCGATAAGTAATGCAGGGAACAAAGTAACTGGCACAACATCTTCTAGTTCTAATAAAAAGAAAGCTAATAGTGACGGAACTATTAATCTTTCATTAGATGAGTGGATTGGCTGGAAATCTATTATTGACGCTAATGGTGGACTTACAACACAGCCAGATTCTATTTATGGAAAACTCGGTATCAATGTAAATATCAATGTTATTAATGATGCTACACAGTCAAGCAACGCCCTTATTAAAGGTGATTTAAATGCGGCAGGCTATACAATCAATAGAACAGCATTTTTATCACAAAAGTTTACAGAAGCTGGTGAAGATGTAATTATGCCATATATTACAAACTACTCAAATGGTGGTGATGGTATTATTGCCAAATCATCAATTAATTCAGTAAAAGATTTAGTTGGTGCAAAAATTGGTGTCCCTGAGTTTTCAGAGGCACAGACATTAGTTATTTGGTTTGTTAATAATTCTGATTTATCAGACGATGAGAAATCTGATATTATTGATAATCTTGTATTATTCTCAACAGCAGATGATACAGCAAAAGCATTTTTTGCAGGACAAGTTGATGTAGCTGCTACATGGGAGCCTTATTTAACACAGGCACAGAATATGACAGATGCACATGTATTATTTAGTACAGCAAGCTCAACAAATCTTGTAATGGATGGAATTTTATTTGATAAGAATTTTGCAGAGGCATATCCAGAGATAGTAGAGAAATTTGTTCAGGGTTCTCTTGAAGCATCCGATATGTACGACAATGAGTTTACAGCAATCAGAGAAGTAATGCCAATGTTCAATACTGCATCTGATGAAGATATTGCAGGAAGTGCAGCTACTGCAAAACTCACAACTTGGAAAGACAATTCTGATTTATTAAATGGCACAGCAAAGACTATTTATTCAGATATGTGCAATGTTTGGACATCAATTGGTGAGACTGTAAATGCTGATTTAGTAGATACAATTTTTGATGATACATATATTAATGCCATTGCAGACAAGTTTAATGCTACAGATGTATCTAACACAGACACAGTAAAGGTAACAGATGATAATAAGCAGGAAGTACAGGATACGGAGGCATTATTAAGTGGATCTGCTTCGGTAACATTTAATAAGAATACAGCCCAGTTTACAGATTCAGCCGCCGCATCCGAGGAGCTTAATAAATTTATTGATATTGCAAATGTACTCGATGGAGCAATTATTGAGATTGCTGGTAATACAGATCCTAATCCAAATTCAGATCCGCAGGACGAGTACAATCAGAAGTTATCAGCCCAGAGAGCGGAAGCTGTTAAGAATTACTTCATTATGAATGGTATTTCAGCAGATAGAATCGTAACTGTTGGTAACGGTTCAAGCAATCCTGTAATAGATAATGATACAGAGGAACATCGTGCAATGAATAGAAGAACAGATGTATCATTTAAGATTATTGAGTAGGTGACAATATGATTGTATTAAACATTGGAGTTTTCGTAATCTGTCTTGGTGTATGCTTTGGAGCAGGTTTTATTGTAGGAAAACGTAAGAAGAATAAATAATTCAAGAGTTAGTAGGTGTCATAGCCTACTAACTCATTCAAAGGGTAATAAAACAGACCTTTTAATTTATAAAACGGAGAATATAATAGTAGAAACAATTAACAAAAATAAATATAAGAAAGAAGAGGTACAAAACATGGATGGATTTATGAAATTTAAGAAGGCATTACAGAAGCACTTCGATGAAATGCAGAAAGAGGCAACACATTTATTTGAGGTAAATGTAGATAAGGATGAATTATGGAATACATATCTTGATAGCTTCCCTGCTGGTACAAATGAGATTTTCAGAGAGCGTAGAGAACATGATTGTAGTTGTTGTAGACAGTTTATTAAGAATATTGGTTCTGCTGTAACTATCAAGGATAACCAGATTCATACGATTTGGGAACTGAATCTTGGTGATACAACATATCAGCCAGTATGTGATGCACTTGATGCTTTCGTAAAAGCTCATACAGTTACAGATATTTATACAACTAAGTTCCCTAAGATTGGTACAGATTTTAATTTTGAGGAAATCAATGGAAAGTCTCATCAGTGGGATCACTTTTTCTTAGAACTTCCAAGCAAGTTCGTAAATAGAAGTAGCCGTTCAAACGAGGAAGTTAAGGGACAGTTCAGAGACACAAGAAATGTATTTAAGCGTTCTCTTGATGAAATTACTATGGATGCACTCGATACAATTCTTGAACTTATCAATTCAAATACACTTTACAAGGGCGAAGAGTGGAAAGGTGTACTCACAGAGTTCAAGAAGTATAAGAAAGAATATGATAAGCTGACTTCTGATACTGAAAAGGATTTATATGCTTGGGAGAAGTCGGTAACAGCAGGTATGGCTATCGGTAGAATTAGAAATCATTCTATTGGAACACTTCTTATTAATGTAAGTGAGGATATGGATCTTGACACAGCAGTTAAGAAGTATGAGCAGATTACAGCACCGAGCAACTATAAAAGACCAAAGGCTATTTTTACAAAGAAAATGCTTGAGGATGCAAAGAAGACCATTACAGAGCTTGGATATATGGATTCATTACAGAGAAGATTTGCTAATCTGAATGATATTACTGTAAATAATGTACTGTTCTCAAATAAGAGTGCTGCAAGAAGAATGGTTGGTGCAGATGATATTTTTGGTCAGATGGAAAAGGATGTTGCTGTAAGTCCTAAGAAGTTTTCTAAGGTTGAAGAGATTTCAGCACAGGATTTCATTGATAAGGTACTTCCAACCGCAAAAGAAATTGAAGCTTTTGTAGAGAATAAGCATGAGAAGAATTTTGTTTCTATGGTTGCACCTGTTAATCCAGACGCTAAGACAATGTTCAAGTGGAATAATGGATTGTCTTGGGCTTATTCAGGAAACATTACTGATTCTGATATGAAACAGAATGTAAAAGCTGCTGGCGGTAATGTTGACGGTGTACTCAGATTTTCTATTCAGTGGAACGAAGATGGTCATGATAATTACGACCTTGATGCACATTGTATTGAGCCAGATGAGAATGAAATTTTCTTTAGTAATTGTAGAAAGCCAAGTGTTTCAAGAATGGGTGGTCAGTTAGACGTTGATATTATTCAT